ACCCCGGATCAACGGGTGTTCGTGCTCGAGGCCGACTACCTGGTGAACAAGTCGGATTTCGTCCGCTACGCCGAGCAACCGGCGTGCGTGGCCCCCAACGTGGCCGGCTGCCATGACCCGAAGGTGGTCAAGGAGGTCCGGCGCCTCGACCGGGAGATCCAGGTAGCATTCAAGGCCGCGCGCGTGGCGACCGGGGAGGACTTAGCCGCCCAGGCGGCACTGATCCGAACGTTGACCAATCGGTTTTACGCGGAGCTCGTAAAGTACGGAATCGCGAAAGCGGTGGGAGCCTGATATGGGATGGGAAGCACTGGTACTGCGTTTCGTATTCATGGGGATCGACTATTGGGCCTCGGCGGTCGAGCACTCGCCCGATCGTGCCGCGATGGCAAATCCGTTCATTGCTATGGCTCGTAAGATGCTCGAGGAGCAGCGAGGTCCAAATGCCGAGGAGCACGCCGCACTCGATAAACTGCACGCGGAACTGGACGCGCGCATCGACGCAGTAATCGCCCGGGACGATGCAGCGACGTGAGCGCGGGGCTAGCGCGCCGTGAAGGTCAAGGAGGTAACGGCATGGATAGCCCTTGTGGGCCTGTTAATCGGTGGCTTCATAACCCTGGAGCAGCGCCACGCAAGCGCCGGCGGGATGACCGTCCAGAAGATCACATTGATGAACCAGCAGGAGACCCTGGCGAACGAGAATCGGCTGGAACGTCTGGAGCGGCAGCTGGAGAGCATCCACCGGCGGCGCACGAATGGACAGAAGTGGCCCGGCGACGATGCACTTATCTACGATCTGAACGAGGAGATCCGTATTGCCCGGGAATATCGAACTGCCCTGCGCCAGCAGGCCGCGCAGATAAAATAGTGTTCGCCGTCGTCGTCGCCCTGGTGCTCGCGCTGATGGCGACGGGCTATGTTGTCCAGTCGTAACCCCCTGTAGGGATTTGTAACTCGCCCCGTAACCGTTCCGGCCCTGGGCTATTGTAAGCAAATGGCCGACATCGACCCGACCCAATGGGGAGCTCTCATCACCGCCACGCTGATCGGAACGGCGGCGATCGTGGGCGCATTTGCCCGCCCGCTGTTCGAGCATATTTTCCGAGCCCGGAAACTACCGTGCTCGATGTCGGAAACGGCGCTCCTGCAGATTGACGAGCTCCACGAGTGGCATGGCCCGGATCACATGGGCGAACAAGGATGGCGGGGGCACGGCATGGAGCGCCGCATCGAGCAGCTCGAGGCCTCGGCCGTGACAGGGCTCAAGTCGCTGCGTGATGGTCAGAGCGAGGTCGCCGACTTACTCCGCACGCTCATCGAACTTCAGAAACGCGGCTCCGGGAGTCTGTGAGGCGATTATTTTCGCCTCAATCGCCTCAATCGCCTCAGATATAACTTGACTAAGAAATAGGGCGCCGCACTGGCAGCTTGGCGCCCTCAAATGCCAGGGAAGGAGCCCGGCTTACGTCGTTGGCGCCATTCTCTTGAGCGCCTCGATTTGGATACGCGGCTGAATGAGAGGGTGATCCACATGGTCGCGGCAGTCGAAGGCGCGGCACTCATCGGGCCGCACGCTGTAGATCATGCACCCCGCCGGCGTGAGGTAGATGCAATCGCCGTTGGGCTGCGTGCCTAAGTACGTGTGGCCATCATTCTTGTAGGTGTAATACTGCCACGGGGGCTTAGGTGGCTTAATTCGTAGCTGGCGCGGACCCTTGCAGCACTCCCGGCACAGCCCGCACACCAGAGTCGGCTGTGCCGGCTTCTTGGGCTTACGCTTCATCGACTTTCAGGAGGGCGAGCTCCCACTCGTGGTATATCGCGAGTGCCTCGCGCGCCACAATTTCCGGCGCGACCAAGTAATTGCCAGCCGCTTGCCTCCACACGACGTGGGCGGCATCAAATGTCACGGTCCCCGGTACGCCGAAATCTCGCACCAATGCCGCGGCGCGGTACGTCGGTGAGCTCATGACTGCGGCCAGGGTCACGAGAAACGCCCGGCGTTCCACTAGGAGCTCACCACGACGATGACCACGATGATTGCCACCCCGAGCCAGAAAGCGGCGCCGGCGATGCTCATACGGCGGCGTAGGCGCCGCAGTAGGCGCCGGCGCTTGGCGCCGCTCGGGCTGAGAACGCGGTAAGAAGGGGCATCTTCGGTCATAGCAATTGCTCCTGTTTCGGTAAAGGTCGCCGAATGTTGAGCACGTAGGCCGTTCGCCCGGTGATGCGGCACGGGCGTTTCCCGCATTCCTGGATGAAATGCGCCTTGATGAGCTCGTTCACGCGCCCACAAACAGCGTTTATCGCCACACCGGACGCCCGGCTTAACTCCTGGCGCGTCAACAGTGGGCGTGAATAGAGAACCTGGCCTAGCCGCACCGACTGAGCGCCCGTAATCCCTCGCTTTCGCACGTATTCGTAGGCCTCGTGCGATGTATCTCGAACGCTCACGGGATATTTTCCTCGTCCTTGGTCTCGATGCGGTGGCGCTCGCACGCGGCCTTGAGCTCCTCGACGGTCTCAAAGCTGCCACCGTGTGCCCACCAGTCCATCGCCGCTGACATGACCGCCACGGCGCTTGCGGGGGCGTAGTGGTCCTTCAGGGTGCGATTGCGCATCGCGGCACGACACTGAGAAGTGCAGAACTTTTGCCACGGCCGGGTTCGTGTGAACGCGCTACCGCACGCGGGGTTGTGACAGTTTGACATCGGGTACCTCCAATTGGTTAAACGCAAATACACGCATTGTAGGGCCTAGCCGGCCAGGTCTGGAGCGACCTCCTTGATACGCTCTCGATACGCTGTAATGAGCGGCAGCTTCCCCTTTCCCGGTACCTTGTTGATGGCGTCCATGATGACCGTGAGCTCGTCCACCGAAGCTGCGAGCTCGATGCTCTTGAGTAACTTCGCGGTGTCCGGGCTCTCCTCCCCGTTCCCCCTCTCAGGCTCGGGGCGCTGCGGGGCGCCCTGGTCGGGCTTGCCGCCGGTATCCTCGAGGTCTTGCGCGAACACGTCCGAGGCGGCGGTCGAAGTCAGGCAGGCGTCTACGCGGGCCCGCTTGGTGGCCATCTTCAGCGTGGTGTTGTAGTAGTCAGCGGGGTTCGTGCGGACCTGTTGGACGGCGTTTCGTCCATAATATTTAATCCGCTTATTGTCGTCGGGGGCCTTCTCGTATTCCCCCTTGTGCGCCTTGCGCCAGGCGTATTTTTCCTCGGCCCAGGAGCACGCGCCGATGCCATAGCCGATGGTGTTGCCGGTCGGGATATGGAACACGCGCACGATGACCCGGAAACCGTCGCCGGTCTCCTCCACGGTCTCGGGCACGCAGCCCAGGCGGAACGTGGTCAAAATCAGCTCGGCGCCGGCCTTGTAGAGCGTGTTTTCCTTGGTGCCCGGGATGATCCCGTAGTGCACGTTGGGTTTCATCACTTCGTGCAGCACTTGCTGAATCAGATTGACGTGACGCTTCACGTCCATGACGGTGAGCGCACCTTCGGCACCGCCGAAGGTGTCAAGGGATTGTGGGATTGCAGGCTGTTTCATGTGTAAATCTCCTCAATGAGTCCGCGTGGGTCGAAGTTGACCTTCACCCATTTGCCGGATGTAACTTTCGCCGGCGTCGGTAAGCGCCACGTCCAATCGCCGTGCCCTATGTCGGTGCGAACGTGGTATCGAATGCTGGTAATCGTCCAGTTTCCAGTTGCGTGAATGCGCCACTGTTTCGTGTCGTTCGCAAGCACTTGGCGCGCGAGCACTCGTTTCCCGTTCAAGAGTGTTACGTGTATCCGGAAATCGCCGAGGCTGGGGACATCAATCTTCATTGGAAATTGACGAATTTGCGGCGCTTGAGCAGCACCGCGCCATTGCCGGTGTGTTTCTGGGCGATGGTGTCGCCCCCGGGCAGGTAGCCGAGGGAGTGCTCGCCCATTTCTGCGAGGACATGGGCCTTGGCCCCGTCAACCACCGCCTGGTACTGCGCGCGGCGCTTGCGGGCATCCTCGAGCACGTCCCACCAGTGATCCACTTGCTTGTCGAGGGTGACGCTCGTGCCATCGGTGCCGGGATAGACTCGCTTCATGAGCTCGAGCGTGGTGCCGTGGTCGAAGTCCCACCCGGGCGGCGTGCCAGCCTTCACGTACTCCATGAACGTGCGCTCGGCGCTCATCAACTGCAGGCCAACCTCGGGATCGCGATTGATGGTGTAGCGTCGGAATTCTCGCGAGACCAGGAAAAACACCGCCACGTCCCACGCGCCGGCCTTCACAATTTCCATGTAGTGGATAACCTGCATGAGCGCCTCGTCTGGGATCTCGTCAGTTCCATCGAGGCCCCACCCCTCGGGCGTGGCCGCGGTCTTAATCTCCAGGCCCCGCCGCCTCCGTTGCGCGCCATACGGCACGAGCATCCGATCGGGGTGTGCCACCGCCCACGGATAGAGCGTGTTGCGGTAGGTGCGGTTGGTGTTTCGGACCTTGTTGCCGGTCTGCTCCACGTACCAGTTGACGACCATCGGCTCCAGCTGGTGCCCCAGAAAGGCGTTGATGGGATCGATGGGATCTGCGGGCATTTCCCCGCGCATGATGTAATAGAGCTCCCGCGGCGTTTGCCACCGTGAGAGCCCACAAGTCACGGCGGCATCGCTGCCGCCAATCTTGCCCTCTCGGGCCTTGAGTTGTTCAGTGGTCAGCATCAGTCACCCCCTTGATGCCTGGCGACTTCATTACGCACGGCTCGCCATCGAGCATCCATGCGGTGAGTTCCTCGAAAGTCTCCGGGTAGCAGATGGGGAAATTCGAATCAATGATGGCCTGATATTGGCCGTGGAGCTCCAAATCGCCCTCCAGGCCCAGCGCGTGCTCATTGCAAACGGGCAGCCGCGCGATGATGTCGGCCTGTGTCTCGGTGTAGGCGGCCACCACTTCATTCCGACAACCCCGGCAGCCCTGCGCCACGTCGTAGAGGGTCGCGAAGCCGATGCGCCGGAATACGGTCGGTGCCGCCTCAGTCATCGGCTCGCCGGCCGTCCTCGGGGTGGGGATGGCGCAAACAGGGCAAGTGCCGTGCATACTGGTTCCGAGGGCGGCGCAGATATAAAACACGGGTGCGTGACCCTCTCGGCAAACCTCCACCGCCAGATCCTTAACGGGCACGGGGTTGTCCCCACTGCCTAACCAGATTCTTGGGTTGGTGTCTTTCATTTCCTGTTGTGTCTCCTCTAAGCAATCATTTCTGGCGCCGGCGTGGGGAAGCTCCCGCCTGCGTAGCGCCACAGGTGCAGCGTGTAGGGATGATAATTCACGTATTCAGCCTCGGCCGGGTGGTATTGCACGACCGTATCCTCGGCGTCCCAAAACAGGGCCTTGATGAGACACGTTTCCTCCCAAGTCGGGGTGCGCGGAAAGGTCGATAGGTCGCCCCTTCTGAGGCTCACCGAGACATGCTCCCAACCGAAACCATCCGACACGATGCAGAAGAATCGTTTGCCGCCCCTGCGTCTGACGAGAAACGCTCCGTTATTGCCATCGGCCGGTGAGCTCGCAAGCTGGAGTAAATGTTCCTGGCCGCGGGTGACGAACCATGCTTTGGTTAACCGGCTGTTTCCGGGCACCTTGAAGCTCATCTATTTTCCTGCTTCCGGCAGGCTACGGGTCCGTCGTGCACCTGGATGGCCTCCAGGATTAAGCCCATCGCCGCGAGCTCCGCGGCGCGCGAGCACTGGCAAAAATGATGCTTGCACGCCCGCGGCAGAGGTGGCGCGACGTACTTCTTAGGCTTTGATTTGATTTTCACGGGCATGACACCGCCTCCTCGATGGCCTCGAGCCATTCGGGTTTATAGCCGGCGAGCATGTCTCGCGCGTTCTTCAGGGCGGTGGGGAGGTAGTGGGCGTCGGCGCCGTGTTCCCGGAGCTCACGCTCGAACACCAGGTAGGGCACCGCCCAGTCAATATCCTCCTCCCAATAGCGGCGGTCGCCGGTGAACGGCTTGATCGCCCACGGGATTTGCTCCTTACGCTCATCGCTCAAGACAACGCCCCCGTGGCTGGCCGTGGTCACGAACTGAATGCCCGGCGCGAGCTCCTCGATCGTCTGGGTGTGCCCCCATATCGTTTCCATTTCAATCTCCTTGGTCGCTACGCAACCAGTTGAAGCTGTTTCGGTCCTGCCTCCGCTTCCCGCGCCTTGGCGAACCTGTCACGCATGAAGCGCGCCAGTGCCACGGCGCCGTCGATGTCGGTGGTGATCCGAATTTCTGCGGAGCCGTAGCTCCGAATCCCGAATTCTTGCCGGCCGTCGTAGCCGGGGAAGGTGGGGTAGAACTTGGTTTCGTCGCTCCTGTTGTGGCCCCGCGCCTCGGTGCCGAGGGCCGCGGCGAGCTCGGCGGCGCCCTTCTCGTAGGCGTCCCATTTCCGGTCGAATTCCCGCCGGCGCTCCTGGATGCCCTCGAACATGGGCTCGTAAGGCTCGATGACCTTGCGGCGCACTTCGGCGGCTACGCGCTTGGCGTCACGCCCCCAGGCGAATGACATCGAAGGAGGGGCCTCGTCGTACCCGACGGCGCCCCAGGCGCGCAGCCCCATGATGTTGAATTCCTCGTGCCGCGGCGGGCTCGGGTCCACTTCGACGCGCTTCTTCCAGGTGTTGAGCCTGAAGCTGACGGCGAGGCCATCCTCGCGGCGCATTTCGAGCCAGTGTGAAATCTCCTCGCGCGGGACCGGGGAAAAGGTGTATTTCGTCCCGGCTGCGGCGTAACTCATAATCTCGACGGCGACGGCCTCGAGCCCATTCTTCATTTCGGCCCGGGTGCGTGCCTGTACGTCCCAATCAGTCATTTCCGTTCTCCTCACATAATCGCCAGCGCCAAATCCTCGGCCCCGTAGACCTTGGACTCGCCGCAACTCTCGCAGCGGTAGGCCTCGGCATCGGGTTCGACGCCGTGCTGTTTGTGCCCACAGGCGATGCAGAAGCCGGCGTATTCGGTGCCGGCCATGCTGGCCCGGACGACTCGCTCAAGCCGTTTCAGAGTGATGCTTTTGTGGAATTTCACGCCCCGGCCTCCTTGAGCATAACGAAGGGGTCGGCGCTGACGCTGTTCCTGTAGCGGCGGAACAGGTGCATGTTGGCGGGGTTGATGGGCCCGCTTAAACGGCCATTGTGTGCGGCGAGAATGATTGACGCGGCAAGTTGTCGGCCGTGCTGATCAACCATTCGTTGCACGATTTTCTGAAGTTCAGGATTCATGCAGCCTCCGCAGATGCCCCTTCTTACCGCGTTCTCAGCCCGAGCGGCGCCAAGCGCCGGCGCCTACTGCGGCGCCTACGCCGCCGTATGAGCATCGCCGGCGCCGCTTTCTGGCTCGGGGTGGCAATGCTGGCCGATTCCAGCCGCTTGTCCACGTCCCGAAGGCGCTTGTTCCTGAAGTACAGGTCGCGCTCGATGGCCAATCCGAGGGGGCCGCGGGCGCTCTGAAGGTCACTCAGGAGGAAGGGGCCGTACTCGCTCTCGAACCCCTCCACGTACCCGTAGAAGTACCAGTCATCGCCCTGGCGCTCGGCCTCGAGCACGTACCAGGTCCAATTGCTGTCGGGGGTAAAATACTTGGCGAGGATCGGGCGGTTGCCCTGGTCGTCGTATTTCTCCTCGCCGGAATAGAGCGGGTGCTTCTCGAACAGCCGCTCCAAGGCTTTAGTGGTGAGTTCCATATCAATCGACCTCCTGGGCCTCGTAGGCCCTGCTGGGGATTTGAAACTCGGGTCGCGAGTGCTTGCGCTGGTTTTCGTTGAAGATCCCGACGCACCCGCGGCAAATTGCCTGGCGCACGCCGGCTTCATCACGAAGCGAGGGCACCAGGTCTGCGTTGTAGGACATGAGGCGACCGCACGAGAAGCACGGGCCGTGGACTAGCATGTAGGCCATTGGTCACTCCTTTCTGTTGAACACCCCAACTAAATTATAGTCCCGGGCATACTTGCGTGCAACGCGCATTTCGGGCATTGTTCGCACCATGCGTGGATAACCCTTCCCGCTACATCGGGCCCTGCCCCTTCCTCCCCCCATAGCAGAGCCCGATTTAACCTCGGCCGGGGCCTTCTCCCCGCCCGGGGCTTTTTTTTTCCTGTAGCGAGTGGCATAGTGCGTCCACGGGATTCCTTCTAGGGACTTTCATGGCACACCAGCAGTTTCCTTCAGTCACCGCCCGGGGTTCGTCCTCGCGTGTTTGTGCCAACACTCCCTCGTGGTTGAACATCCCGCCCGGGCGGTGAGCTGAAGGGAATTGTGTCGGCGCCGACCCAGGTCTGCGCCTCTCCTCTCTCCTCCTCTCCACCCCGACCGGGGCATAGCGTGGGCTATGTGCGCGGGGTCGATAAACGCACGCGCAGGCGCGACCGATGGCCGGCTCCGGTCGGGTATTGGTGCCTCACCAACCGCTCCAGGAATGGGGGGGTTGGGGGGGCGCTCCCTCCGGCCTTCCAGCCAGGCATTGAGGGTAGAAAGATGAAAGATCAAGATCACTTAGTGCTCTCCGACCGAGAGCGAGAGATATTCAACCAACTGGCGGCCCCGATTCTTGAACGACTATCGGCGCTCGAGAATCTGGTCAATCCGCCGCAGGACATCAAAAAGGAAATATGGGATCTGGGCGCGACGATGTTCCACATGGAACCTGCCCGCTGGCGGTCTCTGGTGGGGAAGCTCATCAAAACGTGCGGGGACGAGCGAGCTCTTGAAGTGCTACGCGCGGCCGACAATCTCCAGACGATGGACCCCATGTCCTACCTGGGCGCCGCCATTGCACAAGGCGAGAAAGGCCCGGTGTGGAAAATGACCGACGACGAGCTCGTGGAAGAAGCGGCCCGCCTGGGCCTCTCCACCATCAACACGAGCCGACAGGAGCTACAGAACCTTGTCCAAGCAGCGCAGCAACGCCAACGCAAACACGGGACCACTTGCCAAGGATTCGGGGCCGACGCCATCGGGACATGACGGCCGGTGCCACTTCACGCATAACGGTGCGCGGTGCCCGTTGCCAGGGAGCGGCTCCGCAACCCTGAGTAGGGGCGGGCTCATGCTCTGTTTGCACCACCAGAATTTCACTAACCAGCGCCACGACTTGGCGCAGGACGAGCACTTTCGGATCTTCGCAGAAAAGGCCAACGTGCAAGAATGGATTGAGGCGAACTATCCGCCGGAGCTCCGCGACATGCTCACGGCGCTACTCGAGGCTCATCCCGAGTGGCGCCGAGGGCCCCAAGAAACACGCAGCCAGTATGTGGCGCGAATGCGTGCCATCCAGGCCCCGCTGGCCGGGGCGGTCAAGAGGATGCCCACATGAGCGCGGACTCGGATGAATTAGCGGAGCTCAAGACCATCTCACAAATGTATGACGGTTGGTGGCTCGCAACGTCGCCAACCGAGTGCGGCCAGGCACAGCTTATGGATATGCGCCGCGCCTACTTCTCCGGGTTTTTCCAGTGTTTGCACGCAGTTCGGCGGGTCTCAACCGATCACCCCGAAGCCGAGGCGTGTGCGTATTTCCAGGCGCTTCACGACGAGTGTGCCAAGTTCTTTGATGTTAGCCGCCTAACTATGGAAGGCATCAAGTACCCCGAGGCCTCCACCTAGCATGGCCGGACCCGCCGTATTCATTCGCAAACCCGGCGGGTTCGGTACTCGCCTGGGTGGGTACGGCATGAGCCATAAGATTTGGACGTGTCTGGCCTGCCGTGCCTGGCACGAGAAAAAGAAACCCCCGTGTTGCGAGCGGTGTGGGGGAAAGAGTTTTCTACACTACGACAGCCACGGCGAGGCGCGATGGTTCGTCGGTCTCATGCGTGAGCTCGATGCCGGCAACATCGAGGAGCTCGAGCACCACCCCCGCTATCCGATTCACGTCGCGCTGGTGCCTAACCTGGCCTGCACGACTCGCGTGTTCGAGTACGTAGCCGACGCCGAATACGTGCGCGCCGGTATGCTCATCACGGCAGACTTTAAGCCGAAGGCCGAGGCCGGCCTCGACCCCGTGTTCAAACTCAAGCAACGGTGTTTCGAGGCTGCATACGGCCGCAAAATCAATATCGTCACAGAGAGGTAAATCCAATGGCATCGCAGAAAGGAAAAGGCACGGCAATTGAGCCGTTGAGCCCCGAGAAACAGGCTCTCGACAACGCCGAGGTCCACGACGCAATCCGAGACCATTGTCAGCTGCTCGCCTCCAAGGTGGCCGAGCGCAAGGTGATCAACACCGCGATCAGCCACTCGCGCACGAAGCTCGTAGACCGCGGGCTGAACCGTAAGGCGATGACGATTATCGAAGCCGTCGCGCGCATGGAGGACCAGCACCGTGAGGGCTTCGCGCAGACGCTTATCCTGGGGCTGAAGTCCATCGGCCACCCGCTGCAGCAGGATCTATTCATCGAGCCCGAGGAGGAGGCACCGCCGCCCGAGGAGAAGGCTCCACAGGGGCGGCGGCGCAGCAAACCAGTCAAGCCGGATCTGCGCCCGGTGCAATGACCGAGCGCCCGCGTGACCTGAACCGGGTCAAGGCGGCGGCTTTGACGCGCTCGCGGGAATGGGTCCGCGAGATGCGTAAGGCCGGCACGGAGCTCAAGCGGTTCGGGGTAAACACATGGAAAGAGCTCTCTTTGCGCCGTGCTCGTGCCGAAATGAATGCGTATTACAAGCGGCACGGTCGCAGCTACCACACCCCGCACGCCGGCGCCGCCGAACTGGCTCGCGCCCAACGAGAAGGATCGCCCGCATGGCACGCCTGGTAAAACGAGAAGCGATGACACGCGCAGCACTGGAGGAAGTGAAGTGAGTATGCCCGAACCCACCCTGCCACAGTTTGCTGCTGCACTCGCCGTGAAGGACGCGGAAATCGAACGGCTGCGGAAGGCGCTGGAAAAGGTCTTAGAATTTGAGTCACGCTATCACGAATGGTTGTGGGGGAAAAGTCCATTCCCGCACGAGGAGGCAGACCGATTGCACGACATCATGCTTCGGCAGGTACGCCAAGCGCTGGAGCAGAAGCCATGAACCACCCGCTCCCCCTGCTCATGGTCCTGGTGATGGTACATCAGCCGTTCGGCTCCTACGCTGTACTCCAGCGAGGCCTGCCGGAAGGCCATTGCCAGGCCCTCGCGATGAGGATGAACTTCGACCTACAAGCCGCCGGTGTCTATGACCGTCGCGCGGAGTGCCGTCATGAAGAATGACCTCGAGAAGCCGCCGGCGCCCCAGCCGCCCGCAACCGTTCCGGAAATGGTGGCCTACGCGGCGGCGCATCCTATCAGGCCCGGCGTGCCGCTCGAGGCCCACGATCCCATCGTCGCGGACCTGGGCGCCGATCATCTCCTCATGGTCGTCGTCGAATGGTCCGTGCCAGACCAGGCTTTCATGTATCACGCCAGCCTCTCGCGGAAACGGGGTGAGCTCGAGCCACTGGTGGGCATCAGCCTAGCGATGCTCGCGACTTTCCAGGAGCTCCTCGGCATTCCAGCCCGGTGGGCCTTACATCACTCCATCGTTCACTGGTTCTGGCGCCAGGAGGACGACCAGACCCCCAATTCGCCGGAGGAGTAATCAAAATGAAATTCTTATTGATCATGCAGTTATTCGTGAACGGCGCCCATGTGAGCACCGAGCAGGCAAGGGTGCTGGACAAGGCACATTGCGATGCCGCCGTGACGACTTGGGAAGCCGAGAATAATAGGTTATTGGCTAACCCCCATCCTTTCGACCCTACCCGAGTTCAAGGAAAAGCAATCTGCATCAAAGTTAGCTTGCTGACGGACGGAGAGAAAATACTGCCGATTATTCTCCCGCTGGTCTTGGGGTAAGGGCGATGGCTGACGCCGAAAGCACCCAGAAAAGCCTATCCACGATTGAAATGATCCGGAACGCTCTAGCTAGTGAGCCGGCGTCGGTGCCCGAGGAGTTCCCCGACCCGGGGGCTTTGATGGTGCGCCGCCAAGCGTCACGCCCGGATCCCGAGCACCTGATGGTCATCATCACGACGCACGATCGCGACGAGGACACCCTCTCCTTGTTGCTGACCGTGTTCAACGACAAACGGGAGGCCCCCCCAGACCCGAAATGGGTCGAGATGTGCGAAGGCGAGGTTTCCGAGCTCCTGGGCCCCCCGGACCTGAAGGTGATTCGCCACAACATCCATTGTTGGAGCTATACCGTGCCAGCCTCGCTCGTGCGTGATATGTGAGTGAAAGTGACTACAGCCACATCGACGGGTGGGAGCCGGGGTGGGAGCCCGCCCCCTGCCCGGACTGCGGCCGAAAAGAGGCGTGCGCGTACTGCCTCCGGCGCATCGAGTGTCTCGTGGAGGAGATCGCGGGACGGCTGCGCCCGATGCCAACTGACCTATTTCCCGCCCTTCTCCGCCCCCCGCTGCCCTGATTGTCGTCACCAAACCTGACACCATAAAAAGCGTCGGCTATTCTTTCGGCACACCCGAAAGAGGCTGATCGCCCGATGTCAGTACGTCCGTCCCGTGACGGCATCATTATTCACAAACCTTCGTCGTCCCGTGACGGCGTGTCACATCCATTGAATAATGCCAATGTTTTCCAATTCGGGGAGTCGAACCGTTCTGCAGAGGGGCGGGTCAAGTCCCAGGTAGAGTTCTCTCTAAAGAGCCGTGATGCGAATTTCGACGTGGTTATTCACATCTTTAACCGTGGCCGGGAGGAGTACATCATCAACGTTCGCCCGGCTGGCGCCATCCATCCGTTGGACCCCGATTGGTGGGATGTTCCGCTTCCACGTTTGCCGGGAGCGTCTTCGCTATGACGCGCGTATGGGATGAAAAACTCGAGGGAACCGGCTATGAGGAGACCTGGAATATTGGGGAAACTGTCACCGCCGGCAATACGCTAGACGAGGATCAGGCAACCAGCGGGGTTACTGGCGCCCCGGGGAATTGGCACGCGCAGTGCTTAAAGTGCGAAACGACCGCGATTAGTTCAAACGCATACATCTATCACTCCGAGGACTTCGGTGGGACGTTGTATTACCGGCTCGGCTTTATCATAGCCGCCGAAAATTTGGCGAATGACGGCACGCTAAACCTAGCGTGGTACGCCGATTCGACGTTCTCCGGCGGTTTGTTTTGTATGCTTTTCCAGAATACCGGCGGCGATCTCGTGATTACCGTCTCGATCTACACCGACTCAACCAACACTTTCCAGAGCTTTTCGTCTTTTGCCACGGTTTCATTGGATACCCCCTATGTTTTTGAGTTCGTGGTAGACGAGAGCGCCGGAGCAGCCGGGGAATGGGATTGGTGGCTGGATGGCGTGCGGCAACCGAACGATCAGGACGCTAGCGATCCCGTGACGACGCCAGGCAATTTAGGTACGGGGTATCTGCGCCCGACTGAGCTTTTGCAAGGGATTGTGACGGCTTCCGTTGGCGGAACGAATACGGTGTACATGGATAACATCGCAATCGACAACGCCGAGCGGGTTGGGTTGCCCCCCACCGCCGATCCGCTGCCCCCGCTTCTCCCGCCCTTTGAGGACAATGCAAATACTCTCTTGAGGATGTGAACAATGTCAGGACTTGTGTACGTGGTACGAGCAAACATCGCGACCGTCACGGCCGCTAAAACACTTCTGCAAATCAAAGCTGGCGCATCGACACCCCTCGAGTTGATTCGTGCCGAAGTTTCCAACAGCACAAGCGAAGTATCGGATACCGGGGAGATACAAATTCTGGAGAAAACAGCGGCGGCGACCGTGACATCTTTTACGCCGGTCCCCTATAACCGGGGTCTTGGGCCGACAGCGAAGGCCGTAGGTGGGACGACAGCAACCGGGCATACGGCGACGGCCGAAGGCACCGACGGTGACATTCTCTACAATCGTGGGTTCAACGTGCTCAACGGACACGTATGGCTCCCCACACCGAAGGAGCGTATCGTCATCGATCCGGGCGTGATCGTGGCTCTTAAAAGTGCGATCACCATTACCTCGGTCACGCTGATCGCCTTATTGGTATTTGAAGAACTCGGCTAATGTCCGAGCACGTCTATCGGCCTCCCTCGTATTCGGAATATGAGATACGAGGCGTCACCGTCGCGCTTCTGTTTGCGGACGTTGGGGCGCCCGTCACGGTCAACGCTCCACTCAAGACTTTCACGCTCACCCTGTTCACCCCGGCGACGCATACCGGCGTCACCGTCGATGCTCCGCTCAAGACCTTCACGCTTACTCTGTTCACGCCGGCCGTGCACTCCGGTGTCACGGTCAACGCGCCGCTCAAGACGTTCACACTCACACTGTTCACTCCCACGGTGCATTCCGGCGTCACGGTCGATGCTCCACTCAAGACCTTCACGCTCACCCTGTTTACACCAGTTGCAGCGACCGGCGTACAGCTCGAGGCCCCGCTCAAGACCTTCACACTCACGCTCCTGACGCCGAGCTCCATCGCGACCGGCGTACAGCTCGAGGCCCCGCTCAAGACCTTCACTTTGAGCCTCGGCACGCCCTCGGCCGAGACCGGGGCATCGGCCGCAGCGCCGCTCAAAACTTTTACCCTGACTCTGTTCACGCCCGCCGTGCACTCTGGCGTCACCGTCGATGCACCGCTCAAGACCTTCACGCTTACTCTACTCACGCCAGTCGCCGCGACCGGGGTCCAGCTCGAGGCCCCCCTCAAGACGTTTACTCTGACGCTCCTTACGCCGGTGGCCGCAACGGGCGTACAGCTCGAGGCACCCCTCAAGACTTTCACTCTGACACTATTTACCCCGTCATTGGCGGGCGGCGTTGCGATTGACGCCCCCCTCAAGACCTTCACCTTGACGTTACTGACGCCGAGCTCCATCGCCACCGGCGTCCAGCTCACGGCCCCCCTCAAGACGTTTACGCTGACGCTCCTCACGCCGGCAATCCATACCGGCGTCACCGTTGACGCGCCCCTCAAGACGTTCACCTTGACTCTCTTGACGCCGGTTGCCGCGAGCGGTGTCACCGTTGAGACTCCCCTCAAGACGTTCACGTTGACTCTGTTCACCCCGTCACTGGCGGGCGGTGTCGCGGTTGACGCGCCACTCAAGACGTTCACGCTCACACTCCTGGTGCCGGTGGCCGCAACGGGCGTGCGATCGGTCGCCCCGCTCAAGACGTTCACTCTGACGCTCCTCACGCCGGTTGCCGCAACGGGCGCCCAGGCGGTCGCTCCACTCAAGACATTCACACTCACCCTGTTCACCCCCACGGTGCATTCCGGAGTGACGGTCGATGCGCCGCTCAAGACTCTGACCCTGACGTTGCTCACGCCCGTCGCCGCGAGCGGCGTCACGGTCGATGCGCCCCTCAAGACGTTTACGCTGAGTCTGTTGACGCCCACGGTCTCGGCCGGCGCTACCGAGGTCATTGTCGAAACGCCTTACCTCATCTTCACGCTGACGTTGTTCACGCCGGCGCTCATGACCGGCGTCACGGTCGATGCTCCGCTCAAAGCCTTCACCCTGGTCCTGCCGTTGCCGGCGGTCGAGACCGGCGTCACGGTGGCCGCGCCCCTCAAGACGTTCACGTTGCAGCTGTTCGCGCCGACCGACATCGGCGGCCTGCCGGTGGCCGTCCCGGTCAAGGTGTTCACGCTGCAGCTGTTCGCGCCGGTCCCGGCCTCGGGCGCTGTTGTCGAGGCTCCGCTCAAGACGTTCACGCTTACGCTCCACACGCCGAGCCAGGTACTCACCGGCATCGGCATCCGAGCGCCCCTCAAGACCTTCACCCTGACGCTGCTCACCCCCGATGTGGGTGGTGGCGTCGTGGTGCGCCCCCTCGTCAAGACCTTCACGCTTCTGTTGTTCCCGCCGGTGGTCAAGGTGGGGATCAGCGCCCCGACATCACTCGGGGAAGGCATTGCGCTACTATCCGCTCCCGTGGGCTCCACCATGCTCGATGGCGTGACGGGCGCCTCGATGCTGATTCCGGCCCGGGGCTCCATCATGACCATCGCCAAAGCAGGATGAACCGATGAGCGAACAGAAATCCCCCGCCATCCACATTGCCGGCCGTCAAACGCTGCATATTCCGGGGAAACGTGTGTATCCAGGCCGCGACGAGTTTGCGCTCCGCTGCAGCTGTGGCTCGATGCGCTTCCGTGTGTTCATGGTTCCTGACCCGGCTCTTGACAAGAAATGGGCCCGTTGCGGGTCTATAGTCTGTCTGAACGTCAAGTGTCAGCGAGTCATCGGGGTGACGCCCGAGGGCATCCTCGACACGGACGGCGAAGCACAGAACGTCAAACGAGAGGACCGCGAACTATGAGCACACCCCGATATGAGGCGGTCAAAGCCGCACGGGAGAAGCTGGTAGCCAAGATGGTGTTCGGCACCGCCAAGCCCGGCGCCGAGAACCGGCTCGAGCAATATGACCAATCTCTGAAGCGCCTCGAGGGCGCCAAGAATCGCCGCGAAGAAACACCCTCAGTCGGTGGGAACGGTGTAACCATCAACGTCGGCCCCGAGGAATAACCTCACCACGGGCCTGCACCGAGGACACCACCTATGGCAGTCACGATTTCCAACTACAACAAGCTCATCGAGTACGCTGGCGATAACACGATGGACTTGGATGCCGATACGTTCAAGGGTGAGCTCTACAACTCGACCCACACGTTCACGGCCACACACACGCAACGCAGCACCATTTCCGCGAACGCCCTCGGCACTGGCAACGGCTACACGGCCCTCGGTCAAAACCTGACAACCCCAACTTGGGTGGAGGCCACCGGCACGGTCACTTTCGACGCGGCAGACCAGGTGTGGACGGCCAGCGGGGGCTCCATCGGGCCTGCGCGCCACATGGTCATCTACGATGACACCGCGACCAATGACGAGCTCATGCTCAACATTGATTTCGGCCAGGACGAGACTGCCGGCGACGGCACGGATTTCCGTGTCAACTTCAACGCAAGCGGTATTTTCCAGATCTAACAACCCAGAAGGGGCCGGCGTGCTACCGATGACAGTGCGCCGGCCCCGCATACGAGACTGAGCGATGGCAGTCCCACGCCCTCGCGTGCTTGCGGACATGACGACGGCGATGATCCGCCGGCACGAGTTCGACTGGTCGGGCGCGCTGCTCGGCGCGACCATTGTCCCGGAGTCCGTGGCCTGGGCGAGCTCCCCGCCTGGCGCTTTGTTTACCCGCCTGGCAGTCGAGGGGGCCGGTACGCGAACGAGCCTCGACATTGAGATCCCCATTGCCGGCCACCCGACCCTGTACGAGCTCCGATGCAAGTTCACCGATTCCAGCGGGCGCATACACGAGACTGAGCCGGCGCTCGAGGTCGATGTCTACGACACGCTGGGGCTGCCCGGGGCCGTCGAATTCCCGGCAGTGATTCCGGGCGACGCTGTGACCGTCGAGGTACCCAGCATCCTGGTTCTGACTCTGACGCTGCTCACCCCAACGGTGAGCGCGGTCAATGGGTGCTTCTACGTCGAGTTCGGTCGCACTAATGACAACTGGGATGCCGTTGTCTACGCACACGGAGACAAGACGGCGACCTTCATCAGCACATCCCAGATAGAGCTCCTCGAGGACGGCACCCCGCGGTTGTGGTTCCTGCCGATGGGCGCGGATTCCTTCGTCAACGTGGCGTCGGTCGATGTGGGCGGCGCCTGCGGAGTCATCGACACGCCCTACGGATATACGCGCCTGCCGTTCGTTGATACCGGCCTGGGCGATTCGGTGGACATTGACACGGGCACCGCCGTTACGGCCGTTATCCGCGACTCCGAACACCTCGAGCCCCCGCTTGAAACGTGTGAACCGCTCAACCTCTGCCACGTCGAGGGCGGGGCTCCCACTGACCTCACGCGCATCACGGTAAGTTGCTGGCTCCGTGTCGATGCCTTCACCGGCACCGAGTCGCATTACTTCGACGGCGGGCTCAACCCTGCAAATCACAGCTATCTACGCTTCAAAGCTGACAAGCTCGATCTCACTCATGAAGATGGCGAAGGTAATATTACCGTCCAGCAACGGAGCTCGACGCAGTATTCGGTTGCCACCATCTATCATGTGATGTGCAGCATCGACACGAATCTGGCGGTGGCCGATGATCGGGTGATTTTCTACATCGATGGTGTGCGGCTCACCGCCATTGAGGCACGCACCAACCCGGCGCTCGGCCAGGTAATGGATTGGCTCCAAGAGGCGCCGCTCACCACCGTCATCGGCGCGCGGCAGGACGGCGCAAACCACTTCTTCGATGGCGACATTGCGCTCTACTATGTCATCGACGGCCAGGCGCTCGCCCCGGCACAATTCGCGTCGGGCGGCGCTCCCATCACCTACACTGGCACTTATGGAAACCGGGGAGTCTTTCTCGACTTTGAGGACAATACCCACTTCGGGAATGACGTGTCCGGCAATGGCAACGATTTCACGGACTCGGGCTTCGGCCCCGAGGATCAGTTATCCGACAATGGGTTTACCTGGTGCCACTTTGACAGCCCCGCCAATCTGTCGCAGGCATTCGGCGGCAAGCGGTGGCGCTTTCTTGACCCGGACTGAGGACTGAATAGATGGCTACACCGCGCCCCCGCGTCTGGAGCGACATGAGCTCCAACGAGAAACGCGAGCATTACCTCGAGTGGCGAGCTCCGCTGCGCGGCGCCGCAATCTCCTCGGTGGCGTGGGTCTCCGACCCGACAGGCCCGACGTTCTCCGCCGCGGCCGTGGTAAATGGTACGCGCACCAACATCGACATTACCGCCCCGGCCGTGTCGGGCGATGTCACCTACAAGATCCGGTGCAAAGTCGTGGACGCCACCGGGCGCATCCACGAAACTGAGCCCCCCGTGGAGCTCCGGGTGCGACCAGGTGGGAATTTCTAACGTAACAACCCTCTCCGATGAGTCGTTCGACAACGGGGAGATCCGAGTGAAACGCGCGATAGAGACCGAATTTCAGAAGCGAGGAATTCAGGATCTCGTGCGCGTGACACGCTCCGTCTACTCAGACATTTACGGCAGTTTCTACGTCACCGTGAGATTCCCGCAGGCCACACTAACTTGGCCGGTGGCGAATCCACGGGTGGCGGTGGCTGCCGCGGAGGGCGTCATGCAAGCATATTTACTGGATTATCCAGACGGCTTGCCGGCGCTGGTTCCATAGCGAACCGGAGTCGGTACCGGCGCGACATGCCCGGTCGCGCCATCACGGCCATGCGCAAGGGCGCCGGCGTCACCGAGCTCGCCCACTACCTGGGGGTGAGTCGCGAAACGATCTACCGTTGGTGCGATTCCGAGGATAAACAGTACCACCGCCCATTCGCCGAGGCGGTGGCGCTCGGCCGCGAGCTCTCCGAGGCCTGGTGGATGCGCTTCGGTCGCCTGGCGATGATGGGCAAGGTACCGGCCGCGCCGCCCAGCTGGTGGATCTTCAACATGAAAAACCGCTTCGGCTGGCGCGACCGCGTGGAAGTGGGCGGGAGCCAGGAGTCCGCGGTGCATATCGTAAAGAAAGTCTACGTCATTGAGGGCCCGCCGCCGGACGAGGCGCCTACATGATTGTTCCCGGATTGTCTAAGGTAGAAAACCCCCACTTTCAAAGAGGGGGGTTTCTACCTTGCGAGGCGAACGCCTGATGACGTCAACGGCTGAAACATCTGGAAAACTCGCGCGTGAATTTTCAGGCGAGTTTTCCAAAAAGAATCGCCTACCCCCATTTTTATCGGGTTTCAAACTCGCCTGCAGGCGAGTTTGACAAATGGACTCTGTTGAGATCCCCAACGACTGGAACCCGCGACGTCATCAGCAGCGGCTTTGGCTATGGATGAAGGCTGGCGGCAGCGCCAAGGGTAAGCGCGGCGCCGCGGTGTGGCATCGCCGGGCCGGCAAGGATGACACGGCGATGAACCTCATTGCCGACGAGTCGTTCGAGCGCACCGGTACCTACTGGCACATGCTCCCCGCGGCCACCCAGGCGCGCAAGGTCGTTTGGGACTCCATCAACATTCGAGGCCAGCGCCGCATCGACCAGGCCTTCCCGCACGCGATTCGCTCCGGCCAGGCGAACAAAACGGAAATGAAGATTGAGCTCGTCAACGGCTCGGTCTACCAGTGCGTGGGCTCCGACCATTTCGAGAGCCTCCTCGGCGCTAACCCGGTCGGGGTGGTGTTCTCCGAGTGGCAGCGCGCCAACCCCGCGGCGTGGGACTACATACGCCCCATCCTGCGGGAAAACGGCGGCTGGGCCCTGTTCATCTACACCCCGTTCGGCCGCAACCACGGTAAGACCACCTTCGACACCTTCACTGAGCTCGCCAAGACTAACCCCCGCTACTTCGCCGAGAAGCTGGACATTCGAGACACCAAACTCCTGACCCTCGCCGACATCGAGGAGGAGCGCCTCGAGGGCATGAGCGAGGGGATGATTCAGCAGGAATATTACTGCAGCTTTACCGCCCCCACCGAGGGCGCCTACTACGCAAAGGAAATGGCGCACCTGGAGAGCATCGGCGGCTTTGGGGACTTCCCCCACGACCCGGCGCTCCCCGTTCATACGTGTTGGGACATTGGGTTCGGTCACACAACGGCCGTGTGGTTTTTCCAGCTGCACCCGGTTTCTCCTATCGTGCACTTCATCGACTTTTACCAGGGCGCCGGCGAGGGGCTGTCTCATTACGCGCGGGTGATTCAGGCGCGGGCCCAGGAGAAGGGCTATATTTACGGCGAACACATCGCACCACACGACATGGGGGCCGGCGAATGGGGCACGGGAGAATCGCGAGTCGCTCGAGCAAAGGGCTACGGCATCAAGTTCAAAATCAATCCGCGCATCAAGAGCAAGGCGGAAACCCGCGATCTGGTCAAAGTCACGCTGCCGCTCTGTCGCTTCAACAAGGCAACGTGTGAGCGGGGTCTTGACTGTCTGTGGACATTCCACGCCAAGTATTACGAGAAGCTCAAGGCCTGGAGTGACGAGCCCGAGGATGATTGGGCGAGCGATGGCTCCGACGCTTTCGGCGAAGGCGCGAAACGCATCAAACGTCTGCGGCGCCGGCTGCAGGCCGAACCCCGCACGGCCCCCCGGGCCGCTGGTGATTGGATGGCAAGCTGATGGCAGATAAATCCGAGGTCGTAACCTCAGAGTCGGGCGCCCACTACCAACCCCCCACGACTGGCGAGCAGGCCATCACCCAGGAGGCCCGCGAGCGCCTGTCATTGGGGCACGATGGCCAGCGGGACCGCATCGAGAAGTACACCGAGGACGTGGCCTTTCTCGATGGCGAGGACCAATGGAGCGAGGAAGCGAAGAACGCCCGCGGGACCAAGCGCCCGATGCTGACCATCAATAAACTGCCAGCATTCGTAGACTCCACCGCCGGCGAGAACCGGCAGAACAAGATTGCTATTCACGTCGCCGCCACGTCCCAGGTCGGCGACGAGAAGATGACCACCAAGGCCGGCAAGGAGATGAGCCGCGCCGACGCTTACGAGGCCCTGATTCGGGACATCGAGCAGCAATCGAGCGCCCAGGACGCCTACGACACGGCCCTCGAGACCGTGCTTGCCGGTGGGCTCGGGAACTGGATAGTGCGCACGGAATACGTGGCTGACGACGTGTTCACGCAGAACATCGTCATCGATCGAATCCTGGACCCGACCCTGGTCGTGCTCGACCCGCACGCGAAGAAGGCCGATCGCAGCGACGGCAATTGGGGGTTCCTCCTCGATTGGATGGAGCGAAGCGAGTTCGACGCACGCTACCCAGGGAAATTCCCGCCCGGCGATCTCGATACGGACGTCATGAGGCCGTGGGGCTCCTGGTTCCGCACCAAGGACGACCACGTTGCGGTGGCCGAGTATTACCGCCGGGTGCCCATGAAACGCACCATCGCGCAGCTGTCCGATGGCACCGTGATCGACACGACCGCCCAGGCAGACATCATGGACGAGCTCGAGGAGCGCGGAGAGAAAGTTGTCCGTACCCGCGACGTGCGCTCTCACAAGGTGGAGTTTTACCGTGTCGGCGGCACTCGTATCCTCGAGGGCCCGACGGAGTTTCCAGCCCGTTGGATTCCGATTATCGCCGTCACCGGCAAGGAGCTCGCCGTCGATGGTGAGGTCCGGACGCGCGGCATCGTGCGCCACGCGAAAGACGCCCAGCGGGCCTATAATTATTGGCGCACCGCGACCACTGAGTTCGTGGCGCTCACCCCCAAAATGCCGTTCGTCGCCGCCGCGGAGCAAGTCGAGGACAACCTGACCGAATGGCAGAACGCTAATGCCAAGAACCAGGCGGTGCTGACCTACAGTCACATTCCCGACATCCCCCCGCCGCAGCGCCAGGTGCCCCCCCAGATCCCCGCCGGCATGGTCAACGAGACCCTGGCCGCGGACGCCGACATACGCGCGACGGTCGGGCAGTTCAACCCGAGCATCGGAGAGTCAGAGGAGGCACAGTCAGGCCGCGCGATTCAGGCGCTCCAGCAGAAAACCAGCGTCAATACCTTCACATACATCGACAACTTGAGCCGCGGCATTCGCCACACCGGCCGCATCCTGGTGGACATGATCCCCCGGGTGTATGACAGCCAGCGCGTGGTGCGCTTGCTCCATGAGGACGAGAGCGAAGATTTCCTGCAGCTGTTCGAGCCCATCACTGACCAGGAAACCGGCAAGGAATCGTTCATCAATGATCTGCGCGCCGGGCGTTACGGCATCAATATTCGCGTCGGCCCGTCGTTCGCGACCCAGCGCCTCGCCGCCGTCCAGGCGATCCTGTTGTACCTCGAGCGCGACCCCGACGCCGCCCCCCTGGTGCGCGACCTAGTGGCCGGCAACCTCGATCACCCCGCGGCAAAGATGATGGCCGAACGGCTCCGCAAGACCGTGCCGCCCGAGCTCCTCGAGGGCGAGCGTGGGGACGAGGGCGAGCAGCGCCCGCCGTCGCAAGAACAGAAAATTGCCGCCGTTGAGGCCGAGGCCCGCCTCGCCGAGATGGAGGCCAAGGTCGAGGCCGCCGAGGCGAAGTCCCAGCAAGAGCAAGTCAAGCTGATGCAGCTCATGAAAGACAGCGGTCTCGACCGCGAGGCCCTGGTGCAACTTATCCAGTCTGAGGTCGCGCAACTCATTCGCCAGAACGAGGGCAGTCCCGCGCCCACGCCGGCGGATGGCCTGCCCGCGGACACGCCGCCAGCGCCGCCTCAATAGCATTCCGCCGCAGAGCGGCTAAACTCCACCACAGGAGCGAAATGTGAATCCTGAACCGACCCCCACAGCTGAAACCGAGTCGCAGCCACCGGCACCAACGCGCGAGAGCATCGAAGTCGTTACGACAGAGTCCGATGAGCACCGCGCGCTGCAGGCCCAAGCTGCCCGTGCCCACGCCCAGAGCTCGCACGTTTTAACGGAGGAACCGTTAGAGCGACCGCTCGAGGCGAGCGCGGCAGCCACGGCCACCGCCGAGGAGCTCGACCCGGACAAGCCACGGGGCGGGGAAGCCGGCGAGGATGAGCCGCCCCCAGCATCGGCCGATGCTGGTGAAGCGGACGAATCGGCGAACGAGTCGGACGAGGAGGCCGAGGAGTCAAAGCCGAAAAGTCGGCGAGCTCGTAAGGTCGCCCGCTTGCAGAAGGAACTGAGCGAGGCGCGCGAGCAGATTTCGACGCTGGAAACTCGACTACAGGATTCGGCTCCTGCCCCCGCGGAAGCGAAGGAAGCCCCCGACCCCGACCAGTTCGATGATTGGGAGAAGTATGCCGACGCAAAAGCCGATTGGCTGGCCGCGGAAAAGATCGCCGAGGCTGCGCCGGCCCCCGATACAAAGAGGATGGCACCGGACAGCTGGGGCGAAGTAACCGACAAGTACGAAGATTTCTCCGAGGTCGTGTACGCACCGACCAACACTTTTTTTACCGGGCCTGTCTGTGACCAGTTGATCAGCATGGCCGACGAAGGCGCCGAGCTCGCGTACTACCTCGGCAAACATCCGGAAGAAGCGAAGCGCATCGCACTGGTGCAGGGCGAGACCGCCGTAGCTCGGGAACTCGGGAAGCTGCAAGCGACCCTGAGTAAACCGAAAGGCAACGGCAGTCAGGCCCCCACCGATGGAGCGGCGAACGTGGCCCCGACCATATCCAACGCCCCTCCACCGATCACACCCACCGAGGGTGGCGGTGCTCAAGGCCGGCAGGCGGATCTGAACTCCGCCGACCCGGAGGAGTATCGGCGCATCCGGCGGGAACAGATGAAGGCGAGAGGGGACTACTAATGTCAGGAGTCCACAATGGCAAACGCCTTAATCACGCCGACCATCATCGCGCAGGAGGCTCTGTTCCAGCTCGAGAATAACCTGCAGATGGCGAACCAGGTACACCGTGAGTACCGTGAGGAGTTCGTAAAGGTCGGGCAAACGGTCAATATCCGTAAGCCCGTCAAATTCAACACTTCCAATGGCGCCACGCTGGTCAAGCAGGATGTCGAGGAAGCCAACACGTCGATCACCGTGTCCAGCCAGAAGCACGTTGGCTGGGAATTCAGCTCGGTCGATCTCACCATGACCATCGAGGAATATTCTGAGCGGTATATTCAGCCGGCCATGATTACCCTCGCACAGACCGTCGATTCCGCCGGCCTGGCGCTCTACAAGGACGTATACAGCTCGGTGAGCAATGCCTCATTCGTGAAGCCCGACACCTTTGCCGAGTTCGGCATTCTCGGGCAACGCATGGATGAAATGGCGATCCCCCCCTCGGGGAGCTCGAGCAGGCTGCGCCGAAAGCTCATCGGCACTTCGGGGTTCACTCACTCCGTCGCCGGCGGGCAGGCAGCTCTGAACCAGGAGCGCCTGGTGCGAGAGGCCTGGGTCCGTGGTCGGGTGAACATGATCGATGACATCGACATTTTCATGGATCAGAACGTCGTCAGTCACACCGTTGGTGTGGCCACCGGCACGCCCTTGGTCGATGGCGCCACGCAGAATGTGACCTATGCGGCGTCGAAGACGACCTGGACGCAAAGTCTGATCACCAATGGCTGGACTAACGACACCGCCGACATTCTCTTAGCGGGTGATGTGATCACCCTCG